CTGGCTACGATGACAAGCTCCAGAGCCAGTGGCGTAAAGAAAAGTCAATTGCTCTCACCAACTTTGGATATAACAAGTACTATGTTGTATCTGCTAACAGCATCCAAGAGTCGGCTGACTTTGAAGTTGCTGAAGACGCAAGCAAAGCTAAGATCAAGTCTGCCTTTGCCAAGTCTCTGAAATCCAAGAAAAACAACAAAAAGATTCTTGGTGACTTCATCGGACTCATTGCCTGACAATCAGGCAACTGTCCACTGCCTCCTGACGGGGGCATTTTTTATGGATATAATACGTACATACGAAACAAAGCCAACCAATGCCTCGCTCAATCGCCATGACCACTGATCAAATCATTGATGCTCTCCGCACTAACTTCCGCGCTGAGCTAACTGCTGCTGATGTTCGTGCCTTCTGTGCTCAGAAAGGACTTTCTTATCCTACTGTCACTCGTCGTCTTGAGGAATTCAAGACTGGTCGTGGAAAGTGGAATCTTGATATTGGTGCTGTCAAGCAACAGCTTGAGCAGACCGTTGAAGCCCCTGCTGCTGTGAAGGCTATCCCCATGATTGAGCAGAACCTTGTCCCCGCTAAAGATAGCAACTTTGTTGCCTTCGGTAACTTCTCCGATGTTAAGCAGGTTGTCAAGTCTGGTTTGTTTTATCCTACTTTCATCACCGGTCTCTCTGGCAACGGTAAGACCTTTGGTGTTGAGCAGGCGTGTGCCCAACTTGGTCGTGAGTTGGTTCGTGTAAACATTACTATCGAAACTGATGAAGATGATCTCTTGGGTGGTTTTAGGCTTGTTGATGGGAATACTGCATGGCATGACGGTCCCGTCATTGAAGCCATGCGACGAGGTGCCATCCTTCTACTTGACGAAATTGACCTTGCCTCAAACAAAATCCTGTGCCTCCAGTCTATTCTCGAAGGCAAAGGACTCTTCATCAAGAAGACCGGTCAGTTCATCCAACCCGCTGCTGGCTTTAATGTCATCGCCACAGCTAACACAAAAGGAAAAGGAAGTGACGACGGTCGTTTCATCGGCACGAACGTCCTTAACGAGGCTTTCCTAGAGCGCTTCCCCGTAACCTTTGAGCAGGCTTATCCCTCTGCTGGAGTGGAGACCAAGATGCTCAAGGGCTACGCTAAGTCCCTTGGTGTCTCTGATGACGACTTCTGTAAGCGTCTCTGTGATTGGGGTGATATCATCCGCAAGACCTTCTATGATGGTGGCGTTGATGAGGTTATCTCTACCCGTCGCCTAGTCCATATCATCCGTGCTTACAGCATCTGGGGTGACAAGACTAAGGCTATTAATGTCTGTCTCAATCGCTTTGATGATGAGACCAAGCAGGCATTCATGGACCTCTATGACAAGATTGATGCTGATGTATCTTTTGAGTCAGAGACCGTAGACGCCTGAGGGCGTCTGTGATATAATCTTTAAGTAACATTATGACTAACTCTTGGGCTATGCTTTTCGACCATCTCCAAGGCGGTGAGGATGACCGCCCCAGCACCGACGATGCGTCTGGTGTATTTGAATTCCCAAATGAACCTACGGAATTTGACTTCCCCATCGCCGCTGCTGCTCCGGTTTGGATGCCTGGCGCTGCTGGTGAAGATACCATCTGCTTAGGTAATGACACCTCTGGCATTGATCATATTCAGTTTACCTTTGCTGAAGAAAGTGAAGTTGTTATTACTGAAGATGTTAAGCCTGCCTCTGGTAAGGATGCTACCTTCTGGAAATACAGTGAAGGTAAGATCCTACGTGAAGTAGAAGCATATCTCTCCAGCACCTACAATGGTCATTATGTTGGCGAAGAAACTAAAATCCAGACTCTAGACCTTATTGAGTCAATCGGTGATGCTGAGGCATTCTGTCGCTCCAATGCGATCAAGTACCTCTCCCGCTTTGGTAAGAAAGAAGGCAAAAACGCCAAGGATCTACTAAAGGTAATCCATTACGCTATCCTTCTCTACCACTTCTCTGACCTCCCATTCACTGAGGATGCCAAAGAAACTTTCAGTGCCACTGGACGCTGAACCAACAGCCTATCCGCTCAAAACGGAAATGACTTTGGTAGCATCATCGCAGCAGATCCAACTCTTGGCTTGATCTGATATATAAAGTAATAACTCCAGTTTTTAGATGGCTAACCCAAATTCACCTGAAATTATTGGACCAGTATTTAACTGGAGAGATTACTTTATAACCAACCCACCTCAGACCGGTATCACATATACTATATCTGAGGTGGACCTCCTTCAAAATATTAGTGATGCTGATGGAGATACTCTAGCCGTCACTGATAGTGATCAAGGAATTACTGATGGAATCGCAATAGGATTCTATAATGGAAATGATATTATTGCCCGAGCCGTATCCGGTGCTATTGGTAGTCGGATCTATGAGTTCACTCTAGGATCAACCAAAGTTGATAGCACATTTAAGCTACGGGCAGCGTATTACGTAACAGACCTCCTATCAAATATCCCTTCTGAGGCAGCCTATACCACTATTGTAAGTGGTCCAGGATCAACCATTGATCTTCTATAATGTGTGCTATAATTAGAAGGTGAGATTCCTCCCACACTCAACCTTTATGAATTTGTAATGAAACTATCTGACGCCACTATTTCAATCCTCAAGAATTTTTCTGCTGTTAACCAAAGCATCATTGTTGGTGAAGGTAACACACTGAGAACAATTTCGGTGATGAAAAATATTCTTGCGGAAGCTACGGTAGAGGAGAGCTTTCCCCGCTCATTCGCGATCTACGATCTCAATGAGTTTCTAAATGGTCTCTCACTACATGATGACTATGCTCTTGACTTTAGCAACGACACATTCGTTGTTATCCGTGAAGGTCGTCGTCGCGTAAACTACCACTTCGCTGATCCCGAAGTGATTGTTGCTCCCCCCGACAAGAAGCTAGAGCTTCCTTCTAAGGACGTATGCTTCCAGCTTGATCACTCCCAACTACTACAGCTTGTAAAAGCTGCCTCTGTGTACAAGTTGCCTGACTTGTCTGTAGTTGGTGAGGAAGGCGTCATCAGTCTCGTCGTCCGTGATAAAAAGAACGATTCCTCCAATATCTTCTCTGTTGATGTTGGCGAGTCTGATCTTGACTTCTGCTTTAACTTTAAGGTTGAGAACACGAACAAGATTCTTCCTGGCAACTATGAAGTTGTTATCTCCCAGAAACTCCTTGCTGAGTTTACTGGTACGAAGAACGGTGTTCATTACTGGATCGCACTTGAACCAGACAGCAGCTTCGGCTGATTCACCGAGCCCCCGCAAGGGGGCTTTTTAATGTCTATATATTATAGAAGAAGGAATATAATGAAATTTATTATCGCATTTATTGCCACACTATTTCTTGCTGCCCCAGCTTGGGCAGTTGATGTTCAAATGGGTTCCAATGGAAACCTAGTATTTGAACCAGCAGAAATCACCATCACCGCAGGTGAGTCTGTTCATTTCGTAAACAATATGCTCCCCCCACACAACGTTGTTGTAGAAGATCATCCAGAACTATCCCACGAAGCTCTAGCTATGCTCCCCGGTGAGGAGTTTGATGTTGAGTTCTCAGAAGCCGGAGACTACACATACTGGTGTGGACCCCATAAGGGTGCTGGTATGATCGGTACGGTACATGTAGAATGATCGGATTTTTAGTAATACTTGGGTACTTCTTTTTCTTTTGTGCCCTCTTGGTTTTTTTGGCAATGTTTGGTGATTACTTTGTCTAAATAAAACTGTGAAGAAACATATAATTCCACAACTGAGAACGTTATAATGGCTATTCAAAATACTACATTCCGTGTCTACGTTGAGAAACTGGGCGCGTCTCAAGCTACTGACTTTATTGGTAATGAGGGCGATCTGTTTTATGATCCCAATGATGTAGCACTAAGAATCTCGGATGGTAGCACCCCAGGCGGTGCTGTTGTCAGTGTATTTTCTCCACCATCTCCTCCAGCTGGTATTGGTACTGGTGTGGTTCGTGGTACATTAGGTCAAATTGATGTCATTGGAATTGGTAGTACAGGATATCAACTAGCTATAGCTGATCATGTTGTTCTACCGGGAACAATGCAGGTCACTGGAATCTCCACTCTAGCGGCTGATGGTAGTGATTCTTTCGTTGGTGGTGATCTAACTGTTGGTGGTAAAGTGAGAGCCACCAGATTTAGTACAGTTTCTGATAAGAGATTAAAGACTAATATCAAAAAAATCAATAATCCATTGGAAGCGTTATCTGGAATTGAAGGAGTACTATTTAATTGGCGGGTAGATAATAGTCAAGACGTGGGACTAATCGCACAAGACGTTGAGCGGGCTTTACCTGAGGCTGTCCAAGAGGTTGATAATATTAAAAGTGTAAACTATAACGGTGTTATTGGACTTTTGGTTGAAGCTGTAAAGGAATTGTCTCAGGAAAATCGATTGTTGCGAATGGATGTAGCTTCAATGAAAACAAAACTATAAATATATTGAGTGGTCCCACTGGATTTGAGGGACATACTATTACATTATGAGTACGTACTTCATATTGTATAAACGAAAGAGGAAAAATGTCATACGAAATTAACGAGGTCGTCATTATTGACGGCAGTCGTAATATTGTAAACGCAGGTATCTCTACTTTCTCCAGAGTAGTAACACCTGCCCTAGAGGTCAATGGTGCCTCAATTGCTGATATTCTTGATGAGGATACTCTAGTTAGTGATAGCGACTCCGCTATCCCAACACAACAGTCAGTTAAGGCTTATGTTGATTCTGCTGTATCTACTCTACAGGCAGATATTGACGCTAATGAGCTAGCTTCCGATAATGCTGAGGCTGCTCTTGATGGTCGCGTCCTAGCACTAGAAGCTGATCCAACCACACAGACTCTACTAACTGCCGAAGAGACTGCTCGCATTAATGCCGACAATGCCCTAGACTGTCGCCTAGACACCCTTGAGCTTGACCCAACAACCGCAACTGATGTTGCTGCTGTTCAGACTGATGTAGACAATAATGAAGCCGCTCAGGCTCTTGTAAACGCAGACTTCTCCACACTATCTGGCGTTGCTCTAGGTGCTACCACTCTAGGTACATTCACTGGCTCTACCATCTCTGATAACAGCGATATCAAAGAGGCTCTACAAGACCTAGAGAATGGTGTTGATAATGCCCTAGGCGGTGGCGCTGCTGCTTCTAGCCTAGAGACTGTTAGCACATCTACAGATGCTTCTTACTACTTAACTTTCGTCAACGACGATAATGTTACTGGTACCCAGGAAAGCTTCTTCACAGATGCTGGAATTCAGTACAATCCTTCTAGCAACATCCTAACCGCTGGTGAGGTTGTTGTTACTGGAAACCTAACAGTCAATGGTTCTCAGACAATCATTGATACAACTACCATTCAGGCACAGGACAAGAACATCACTCTAGGTGTTTCTACAACTGCTTCTGATGCGACTGCCGATGGTGGTGGTTTCACGCTACAGGCAACCACAGACAAGACCTTTATTTGGTTGAACAGCACAGACGCATTCACTGCTTCTGAGCACATTGACCTAGCAACTGGTAAGTCTTACTATATTGATAACGCTGATGTCCTAAGTAAGACCACTTTAGGTGCTTCTGTTGTTAACTCATCACTAACAAACGTTGGTACTCTAACCGACCTAACTGTTAGTGGTGATATCACTGCTAACGGAAACATCACTGGTGATAACTCAACTGATATCACTGGTATCAGAGTAATGCACTCTGAGTTCATTACTATTGATAACGTTAACCTCAACGCAACCGCGACTGAGCTTAACTACCTAGATGGTTCTACCCCTGGTACCGCAACTGCTTCTAACGCAGTTGTCCTAGACGGTAGCCTAGACATCGCTGCTATCAACAACATTGATATCACTGGTGACCTAACTGGTGACGGTACATCAAACATCAGTGGCGTTACTAGCGTAACTGCTTCTGGTAAGATGTACGCTCAAGCGTTCACTATTCAGTCTGACGAAAGACTCAAGGAGAACATTGAAGTCATCCCTGCTGCTGTAGAGAAGGTTGAAGCCCTACGTGGTGTAACCTTTGACTGGAAGTCAGGTGACGGCACTA